CTTAGCGACTCATCTGAGGCTCTTACTGAAAAGCGTTTCAACAGCATGTTGACTGCTATCTTTGAAGAAACTGGTGAGCAATCCGATCACATCCTTGTTGCTGGCACAACTGCTCGCAACGAGATCATTGACGGATTCACTCGTGTACAGACTTCAACAGCTACTTCTGCTGGTGGTAACAGCACTGTGTTCAACCAAGGTGATGGCACTGAGATCAACTACAATGTTGAAATCTTCCAAGGCCCTTACGGAATCGTAAAGATTATCTCTGCGAATCCAAAGTGCTTGCCTAACCAAAAACGAGCATATCTTCTTGACCCAAGCCTCTTGGGTTATGCAGAAGCTCTTAGCATGGGTTCAACAATGCTTGAAGACCAAGGCGGTGGCCCTCGTGGTTACATTGACGCAATGGGAACTCTTCTCTGCAAAGGCCCTAATGGTATGGGCAAGATTCTTGACTTCGCAGTCTAAGAATTGACAATTCTGGGTTAGGGGAGTCAAATCTCCCCAACCCTTTTTGTTATGCCAAATAACCTACCAACAGAAGAAGAACTCCTAGAGAATCAATTTAAGATTCTTCAGAACAAAGCTAAATCCGTCTTTAACACAAAGGCAGAACAGCAAAGAATAAATCTAGCTAGAAAATCAGCTATGTTTTACAAGGGGAAAGATCACCCAGTGCTTGGTAAACACATTGGGAGTGTTCCTCTTAACGAATTTTACGCAATGAACAAAAAGTACGGAGTTGGCTTTTCAAAGGATGATGAGTTTATGAAGTACCTAAATAATAAAGTCCTAATGCCCAACGGCATGGCAGCTAACAAAATTTAATGGCTCTACAAACATCAACGCTACAGGATTTAATGGATTTGACATTTGCACTGATTGGTCGTGAGTATGCAAATACCAGTACTTCCTATGCAAGAATCAATGCCCTTTGGAATCAAGGAGCTAAGATGGCCTACAAGAAGACGGATTGGTGGGAGCGTTATTTAGTAGCTGGTGAACCTCGTACTGTTACAGCCAATCGTATCAATAATACAGAGAATTCTTTCTTTGTTAATGGTGCAGGGTTAGATGCAGCTAATGGATTGTATGTAAAGGTAGGCACATATGACAGTGCGGATGCCTACAGCCTAGTGGGTGAAACTGCTGCGGAAACATATTCCTTGCGGAACTCAAGTGCCAACGACTGGGAAATAGTCAATGGTGTTTATGATGACGCTGGTGCAACAGTTCTATATACTCACGGAGAGTCCAGTGGAACTAAGCCAGATGAAACAGATTGGTCAACAGCGGCTGGAGGGACTGCCCCAGCACCACTGGTTACGGACTTATCTGATATTGAGGTTGCTCTTCGTGTTCATAAAACACAACCCTTCATAGACAAAGGGGCTGCTGAGTATTCATTCTACCTAAAAAATAGTACAATATATGTGCAGGGAACTGTAAAGAATGAAGCATTTGTTACATACAAAAAACGCTTGGATGTTGAGCTAGCTACGGATGATGCAGTTGGCACAGTAATACCTGCGGAGTTCATGCCCTATATGGCACACTACGCTGCTTACACATGGCAACGATCAGTGGATCAAAACTCAAATGAAGCCAACTTTGGGCTATCACTTGCTATTGTTAATCAAGTTCTTGAAGATGAACTTGTTAAGATAGATAAACAAAATTTATTTAATACTACTGTAGCTAGACGCTACAGAACAAACTATAACTCAACTATTATATAATCATGTCTACACCTGCTTATACAGAACAATCCCTAGGAAAGCGTGGTAGCGTAGTTTACGACAGTGCAAGTGGTGCAATTACCAGTCAGAAATTTGCTATTCTGGTAGCTGGCCCATCTGGAGTAACATTTAGTTCATTGACCTGCACTAATAAAACTAACGCTAGCACAAAGCTAATTAGCAAAGCATTCCCCGCTGGATATACTACATACGGAAACTTCACAGGACTAACAGTTAGTGCTGGTGAAGTAGAAGCCTATAACGCATAATTAAATGGACTTAGGACTCCCCAGAAGTCTAGCTAGCTATTCATTGCAGCTCCAGCCCCCTTCGTACGATACTAATGCTCAAGCGTATTTTACTGCGGTTGAAGCAGCAGGGGGTTCTTTTGATTTGTCATCTCTTGACTCAAGCTATACTGAGGCGTATACAAAAGAAAAACATAACGATTTGTTTGTTAGCCTAAGTTCTCATTGGTCTAAGATTGGTCAGTTTGTTATAAACTGTGCAAAGACTGGGGCAGGCATTAGCATTCCTGCAAAGGGGGCTGCAATGACTACTGCTAACTTTACTAGTGGCAATTACACAGCAGCCAAAACTGGAAGTACAGCAATAGGTTTAAGTGTTAATAGCAGCATTTCACAAACCATAGATGCTGCAGACGCAAGTGATGTTATAAGTTATGGCAAAAGAGAGGATTACACTCTTATCTCAGTATGTACATCAGCAGGATATTCTGACCCAAACTATGGTTTTTACTATTCTCAATCATCACCAAGCACAGCATTAATAAGCACAGAAGTTTATTATGATAAATTGCTATATCATATAGGTCAAAATGGTACATCTAGTATTGTTAATTCTAGTTATAGTAACGATGGCTTTTTAGAGTTTAACAAAGAAATTGGTCAAGCTAGAATAAAACAAAATGGAACAACATTAGTAACTAGTGGTTATTTTAGCACAAATTACTACGCAAGTGCTGACTGGAAATTAAACTGGTCAACAAATTCGTACTCTGCAAAATTTCCATTGCATATGTCTTTCTTGGATGGAACTGTTCCATCAGATATTAAAACAGCAGTTAGAACATTTTTAGCTGCATTTGGAGATACAACAATTCCTGCATAACATGAACGAATCAGAAATATCTTTATTAACTAGTTGTATAAACGCTGACCCTTTTACTGAAGAGCAAGCTGAGTTTTTACAAAAGTGGTGGATGGTAACAACACAGGATGATGTTTCTACTTTTAACAATACACTTTTGCACAATTTTAAAGTTGCACCCAGAGAAACAATTGATGGGCGTATTGTAATACCAGTAGCATTGCTTACTGATTTAGAACTATATGACTCAATTATTGATGACTTGCAGGAACTAGATAAGGTTGAGTTAAACCCACAAGACTTTTCAGATTGGGAAGAACCCACTGAGTCTATAGATAATACATCGTCAGAACTTACTGATGAGCTTAGGGCAGAACTAGAGGAGGCAGGAGTGATCTTTGAACAATAATGGACGATATAATTTACAGGTCTTTTATCGGAATGTTTGGCTTCTTTGCTACTATTGAACTTGCACCTGTAAATGAGGTACTTGGTTTTGCTGTTGGTCTAGCTACCTTCGTGTACATGACATCCTCAGCAATAAAGGTAATACGAGAACTACTGAAGAAATGACACCAGAACTATTAGCAATGCTAGGTGGAGGTACTAGTGGCTTTATTATGAAGTTCATGGCTTCCCAAGCACAGAATCAAGCTCGTTTGTTTGAACAAACAATCAAAAAACAACAGACTGCTGATGCATCTGCTGACGCTGCTGACAAGCGTGGCGGTGAAGGTGGTGCTTGGATTCGTAGATTTATCGTAGTTAGTACAATGTTTGCGGTAATTGCTGCACCCTTTGTATTGGCTTTTACTGACTTTGGAGTAACTATCCAAAAGGATACAAGTTTTTTATTTGGTTTATTTAAGGGAGCTAAGTGGGAAACTGTAACAGGATATGTTATACTACCAGAAGTTAGACAGACTGCTCTCGCCATTGTAGGTTTCTACTTTGGTTCATCTCAAGTTAAATAAAGGATATATTATGCCAAGAGGAAAAGGAACATACGGAAGTAAGGTAGGTCGCCCACCAATGAAGGGCAAGAAAAAGTCCTGCGGTTGCGGGAAGATGAAAAGGGGGAAAAAGTAATGCCCAAAGATGCTTGCTATAAGAAGGTTAAAGCCCGATACAAGGTTTTTCCATCTGCTTACGCAAGTGGGGCAATCGCTAAGTGCAGAAAGGTTGGAGCAGCAAATTGGGGCAAGAAGAAATCAAGCATAAGGAAGAAGTAAATGGCGGTACGAAAAACACAGGCGGGTGCAAACCTAAAAAGGTGGTTCAAGGAAAAATGGGTAGATGTCCGATCTGGCAAGCCTTGTGGCAGACGCAAGGGAGAAAAGCGAGGAACGCCCTATTGCAGACCATCAAAGCGTGTTACAGCCAAAACCCCTGTTACTGCTTCAGAGCTTACTACAGGACAAAAGAAAAAGCGTGTTGCTCAGAAGAAGAGACTAGGTCAACCCAAGGGGAAGCCAAAGAGAGTATCCCCAGTAAGAAAAAATCGTAAATGAGTTTAGCAAATACCAATATACATCAAAGGGGAGAAATCCCAGAAATTACAAAACTACCCAATAATCGTATTCGGGTAGTTCGTAGGTTTCAGAAGTTCACTAGGGAAGATGTGGACAATGCTAACTTGGGTTCGCTCATGGGCAACTTTGGTGACTTGGATACGACTGGTGAACAAATAACCAACCAAGGGTATACAGACTGCCGTTTAATTTCCGTAGAGGTAGACACTCGTTTTAATCAACAAGCCAATGCGGACAACGCTGTTCTTGTAAAGACATACGAAACACTTACTAGCTCCTTTGTTCAGATTGTTGATGATACTGTAGAATACACGGAGAACGGACTTAAAAAAGTCACTCGTGTATATCGTGCTGTATCTGGTACAACTAGCTCAAATACAGTTGGAACTACTGCAATCTCTGGGTCTGAACCAACGATTATATTAGCTAGCTCAGAAATAGAAGACAATGATGCATTTGCACAACTAACAGAAGTCTATCTTGAGAGTGGAAATATTTCTATTGACAAGTCTAGTGGCCCTCAAGGACTACCAAACACATACACACGAACATATACATCTAGGCTTACAGAACCCACATCAAGTGGCATTGCTCTTAGCAGGGAGGTTAATAATGTAAATGGATACGAGCAGTATGTTTATACTTTTCTGGAGGGTTCTACTGAGGGTTCTACTCCACTGGGAACAGATGGGCAAATAATTTCCTATGAAAAAATCATAGAGGTTCGTCAAGCTGGCGTGGTTAGCGGATCATCAGTGAGTGTTACGGATGGAAATATAGCAGTATTAAACACTGTCCCCCCAAGTATAAAAAAAATAAAAGCGGATGTTACTATTAGTCTAGTAACAAGCAATGCACTAAGTGATCCATCAACCTTTGCATATAATTTATCAGACACATCTGTTTCTGCTGCGATAACAACGACCAGAGTATCACCCATTGGCGTTGAGCAGGGTAGTAGTTTAACTGTATCCGTATTTAACAGTAGTTCATCCTCGGATACAAGAACCTTTCCAAACTATTATAGATCAAATGGTGGTGCATCAGGGACAATTACATCTGCGGCACAAATTATTCGTGACGAAGATAATATAATTGGCGAAGCTTTAAACTCATCAACATCCACGAGCATTGTTTTAACTGGCTCTACCTCTGCTCCACCCACAACTGGAACTTACCAAGAAAACCTAGACCCAGCATTTCTTGATGCAGATGGAACTCAGTATTATAGAAAAACAGTTTACTCAATTTCCTAGCCATGTCTGACATAGATTTTCCAGTAAATTTACCTCCTATCCCAATCCCCAAAGTATCCCCAGATGAGGGCATACCTAGTATTCCATCTGCGAGTATTGGGCAGGTTGCAGTGTCTGGAAGTTCGTCTACAAACGAAATCGTAGTCCCGCATGGCCAAAATATTCAGCAGGGTCAATCTGGGTATATTTTTCGTCAGTTTTCTGGAACAATGAGTGTGGCTGATTCGGGTGGAAACGCTACAGTAGCTGAATTTAGGACTGGTATAGAGGGAATATACAACAATCTACCTTCTACTTTTAGTGGAAGTGCTAGATACGGAGATATAATTACTCTTGTTAATTCTGTTGGTGGTGCTTTTCAAGGTAGGTTTTTAGTTGTTTTACAAAACGACAATGCACCCAACGAGGCAACAATTCAATTTACAGCCAATAGCAACACTTGGTATGCACTGAATATTTCTTCTACTTCTGTAGCTGGAATAACTGATGCTGTTGATCAGTTTTTTACTATTGCATCCAATGACGAACTAGCAAATGCCTTTGATTTAATTGAAGAATTGGACAATGCCTCTGGTGGATTCAGTATTAGTGTAAATGGATATTACAACACTAGCACAGAGGGGTTCATTAGCCCAAACTCCAGTGCTAATGTTGCGGTGAAGGGCGGGACAGTAGAATACAATGATAGTATTGACCTCACTACAACTGGTAATAGTGATAGTTTTAGTTTTCCAGCTGATGGGAAAAAAACCACAATAGTTGTTTACTTGGAATACACGATTAATTTTACTGGGGATACTGCTAGCAGTGCTGGAACTCTTTCAATAAATTTTGCAGAGAATGCAACTGTCCCAAGTGCTGATCCACCAATGGTTTTCAGTAGTAACAATACTGTCGGAACGAAAAGAATGCTTGTTGGAACTGTTGAGCTAGCTACAAATGGAAATAGACGATTTGTAAGAATTACGCAAAGTATGCAGGGAACTGTTCAGCAGCAGTCTGGCTCTTCTGGTGGAGGGTCTTCTACTGATACGAGCGTGGATACGGATTCTGGTGTAAGAATGTTTATTGTTTGTATAAACGGAAAGCCATATAAAACTGCTTTTATTACTGGCCCTGTAGTGGAAATAACATAAATGCCAACAGCTACTTCATTCAATGCACTTGGAAGAGGAAATGGGTTTCCTTTTTGTGGGTCAAAACAAGATGTGTCTTCATTTGATAAATGGCAAACACTAGGTGGATATAAAGATACCGACACGGATGATGTAACATCTAGTCAAATAAATCAATCATTAGTTAATGCAGTAAAAATATATTGGAATCTTTATGGGTTAAGTTTATTTGCTAGGTCTTTAGATGATAATAATAGCGTTGATATTGAAGCGGGTTCTCCATCCAGCAGTCCAACTGATACACAGCCAGTTGTTGCAGGATTACCAAGCACAAGGGTTTGCGGTACTGATGTAACTGCTGATCCACTTGTGTATGATTTACCTTATTCCGACTCAGCCACACTTGGTAACTATAGTGCCACTGTTGATGTAGATATTAATATCGTTCGTATGTATGATGGCGTGACAACAGATGAAGATAATTTTGTTGGATATGGAATTAGTGCATCGTCAAACAATCCAGCTATACAATGCGAAGCTGAACACAGTGCAGGTGCAGTTGGCGATATGGGATCAAGGCTGTTTGTAAGCTCATATATAAATGATATTTCGGGTGGCTTTGATGACAGCACACTTACTGATTATGTGAATATTTCGTACGGAAGTGGCGTTTCTATACCAATGGTTACAGCTATGGCTGTGGGAGTTAATGCTATTATTACATCTGGCTCTAGCTTATCAACTAATCCACCAAGGGCATATATTTTTAACGATGTAAACGATTTGTACGCAATGGAGACAAAGCTAAACTCACTTGAATTTTACACTTATTCTTAAACACTTTATGATAATATAGGAGGACGTTATGGCAGAACCAAGAAACAATATAGGAAATAATCGCAAGCTACCCAAGGATCAAGAAAAGCTAAATGAAGCGGTTAGGGCGAAGACAACAGCGGACACTACTTCTGATTTGATGGCCGAAACTGGACTGACTGTAGCTGCTGGAGAAGCCATGAGGCAATTTGGGTCAAAAGCAGTAAACCCAACAGCCGCAAAAATGCTAACTAATACAGGAACAGCTCTTGCGGGGGGTCGTATGCTTGCTTCATATGCTCCTCATATTACGGCTCTTGCTACTGGATATGTGGGTGGAACGCTAATTGATAGAAAGTTTAATACCAGCGGTGCTTTAGCTAATATAGCAACACTGGGTAATTTTACAAACCCAGTATCCGAGGAGGCTTCTGAGCCAATGCCCGCTGAGTACACTGAATTAGCTAAACAGGGATTTAATCCACTAAAGCCAATCATTGCAGGCAGGGGAAAGCAGATGGGATATGAAAAACTCCCAGTTGATCCAACAGATGCACCTGTTGCTCAACAAAACAATACTAATTTTGAAGGCTCATACTTATTACCCAGCGGGGAAACGATGGGTCTTCTGAAGGATGGAGAGAAACGCATAATGACGGGCGAAGAGGTTCGTGCATTTAATGAAGGAACTAAGAATGCTCCACTTGTATCTGGATACCAAACGGAATACGATACTGGTAGTGGCTTTAAAACGGATACTCCATTTGAAAAAGATGGCGTGTTTATGAATCGCCAAGCACTACAGGAATTTGCTCCAAGCGATCCAAGAGTAAAACCCCTTGGTGAGCTAACTAGAGATGAGCTAGTAAAGAGAGCCTCCGACCTACAAACTGCTGCTAGGGCAGCTGGGGCTACTCCCACTGAGGCACAAATACAAAGCGGAGATTTGGTAAGTCAGTATTACAATGAGAAAGAAGCCCAAGCTCCAACAAAAGCCCCAGAAATGTCTAGGGGTGAGCGAGCTATAGCCAACCTTGGGCAGTTCATGGAGTCTGGAGAAGAAATGACACCAGAAATGGTAGCTCAAGCCGAAAATCTTGCTTCATCAATGGGTCTTAAGTTTGATCAAAAAGAGGGATATACGAATGAGTTTGACCCAGCTATCCTAGCTGAATACAAACGAAAAGTAGAAGCAGGAGAAGTTCCTCGTCCCCAAGAAACCACAGAGCAAAAATTTACACGAGAATCTCGTGAGGCTAGTGAAGCTACAGAAGCCCGCAGAGCAACCCCAACAGCATCCCCAAGGACAGAGGAAGAAAGAGTTAGGGGGACTATTAGTGTTGGCGGAAAGCAAGTACCAAATTCGGAAGCCAATCGCATCCTTCGTGACGAAGAGAAATCACTCAAGGAAGAAGGACAGCGTGATGGACTTAGGGGTGCTGAACTCAGAACATTCATCCGTGATGGAATGCAAGCAAGGTCAGAGGCCAATGAGGATCGTGAGATCAAGGGGATCATGGACGATCTCAACATCTCAAACGCACAAGCAAGACTGGAATACAATATACAGAGACTCCTGCCAGATGCCCCAGAGCGACCATCTCCTAACGTAATATCGGATTTCGTGAAGACAGCGGAGGATACATATGACCTTGTATTTGATCCAGAGACACATACCTTCAGTACAGTTGAGGAAAGACTCCTTATCTCAGACAAGGAACACCCACTTAATCCAAACAGTCAGACCTATAGAAATCTGAAAGGGCTAAAGGGTGCTGAATATCTTCTTGCACCACCACCCGATGTTCTTGATAACCTAGATGAATATGTACAGATAGCTAAAGAAAACACTGACCCAAAAACTAAAGGAAAGTCCTTTGCTAAATCAAATGACGGACGAGTTTACGAAATCACTGCGGATGGTGATGTAACACACACTGGCTACTCCAGTAATTAACAAATAATTATTATGGCTCAAGTCCTTTCCCCAGAGGAGTATGAAAGCATTGCAGGGGAGTTCAAAGCTCCCAAGGCTCAAGTCCTAACCCCAGAGGAGTATGAATCTATACTCACTGGTGCAATGGCAATGCAAGATGATGGAGTTACCTTTGGTGACTACCTTCGTGCTGTCCCAGCTACTGGTGCTGACATTGCTATTGGCTCTGTTGAGGGTCTAGCTTCAGCTATTGGTTCTTTTACTGGGGACTACGACTTTGCTAGAAACATAAGCGAGATCCGAACGGATGTAAACGATGCTATCATGGGGGATGCCCCAGATGAGCTAAAAGGTGACTTTGCCTACAAACTGGCTTCTGGACTGGGTAGTACACTCCCATATTTGGGTGCAGCTCTACTAGCTAGAAAACCAGATTTAATAGCTAAGATTGGAGCTAATGGATTCTTTTTGGCATCCGCAGGTCAACAGGTTCGTGATGACTATCTAGCTAACCAAGGTGTTACATCAGAAACAGCCACGGATGAACAGATGGCTGAGTCCAACAAGGTTGGAGCTATTGGTGCTATCCCCATTGCACTAGCTGAAAGGCTGGGTGCTGGATTAATACTCAAGCCCTTTTTCAATGGTGCTATCCCTGCTGGAAAGGTTATGGAACGCATTGGTCAGTATGTGAGTGCTGGTATTGGTGAAGCCGCAACTGAAGTAATGCAGTCTGGTATTATCAACTCAATAGCTAGCTATGTAGGAAGATACGACCCAGATCGCCCAATTACACAGGGAATGGCTGAGTCCGCAATGATTGGATTCCTAGTTGGTGGTGGGGTAAACGCAACGATTGACACAGTGAATCGTGCGGTAACACAATCAGATAGACTGAAGGCTGGTGTAGCTGATGGTAGCTTGAACGCCAAGGATGTTCTTGATCCAGATGTAGGTGGGCCGATGGCAGCCATTGCAATGGAGAACGGAAGTATACCAGAGGTTGACACCATACAGCAATCAACAGTAACAGACCCCCAAGGAATAGCGAACTTTGTATCCAAGACACTCACACCACTCAGCCGTAGGCTTGGTCGTGCGGGCAAGGAGGTTATTCGTGAGTTCCGTAAGTTTGAACTGGACACTGGAGTAAAGGTTACTGACTTCAAGAAAGCAGTAAACCCCTTTAGTAAGCAGATGCTTGAACTCAAGAAGAAGAGTCCAGAGGACTACAGGATTCTTTCACTAGCCCTAGCTAATGCAAACGAGCTAGCTACATCTTTACCAGATAGCGTACAGAAGGACTTAAATAAAAAGTCCCAGATACAGCCAGAGATACAGCGTTCAGCTAGCGAACAGTTGCTTGATACGACTAATGCGGATGCAGCAACAATAAACCAGCAGATCAATCAAGCACGACAATCAATCGCAAATCTTGGTCTAGGTACACAGATACGAATCATAGAATCTGGTAGCTCATACTACGATCCTCAGTCCAACACAATAGCCATCAGTGCTACTGAAGCGGACGGGACAACAGTTGCACACGAGTATTTTCATGCGGTTCTGGGACAGGCGGTAAAGACTGACCTAGAACTTCAATCAATGACTCGCAATATGTTTGATAGTGTGATTCGTGCGTCAGTTGATGGTAGCTCACTTAATACCCAGCTAAAGGACTTCGTAGCTCAGTACGATCAGAATGTACAGAACGAAGAGTTCTTGGCTCAAACAGTTGGTGAGCTAGCTAGACAATATCAGACGCTTGACATGAACACTAGGACACGAGTCAAGTTGTGGCTGAATCAAGCAATGCGTCTAGTTGGTCTTGATGGTGTATTTAAGCAAGCTGAAACAGACTCAGAGGTAATTGAGCAGTTGAATGCCTTTGCTCGCTTTGCTGGACAGCCAGAGGCACTGACTGGAAAAATAAGCAGTGATGTCAAGTCTGGCATTGGAGGCCCAATCTCAGAATCCATTAGGGGTTCAAAGCTACAAATAAAAGATTTATCGCTAGCACCAAGGGTTAGTTTTACCAGCACTCCAAGAAAAAATTCAAACATTACATCAGGCGACTCATTTAATATGATGGCACTCCTTGATGAAATCGTTAGAGATAACTTGAAGGTTACATTCTGGTCGGCAGACCAAATGGGAATAGGGGACTACACGAGTCCAGTCAGTAATAAAAAATATTTTTTGGATGCTGGGCTGGGATTTGCTAAAAACAAAAAAGGAAAAGCAAAGGACTATGTGTGGGCAAGCACACAAATGGGTGCGGTAAAATCAGCAGCTAATTCCGATGTCGTAATGATTCTGTCTGGAGATCCAGACACAATGCACTACTTCAATAAGTTACCAGCTACGATATTTTATGATAACATTGAATCCAAATATGGTAGTGTCCAAGATTTTGCAAATGCAATAATTAACGCACCAAACGCACAAAAAGCTGACATAGTTTTTGCACAAAAATTCTTAAATCAATATGCCGACCGAGATTCCGTCATAAACAATAAGGATGGCAAGGTCAAAAGAAAGTTCATGGAGAATGTTCGTGATAGGCAGTCAGCCACTAGGTCTGACAACGTCAAGGGTATCATTGATGGCGTAATGCCAAGCAATGCCGATTTAGTGGATGCACACTTAAAAGAAAATAACTTTGGTCTTCGTGACATCTATGCCGCATTCAAACCAGACGGAAAATACACCACTAAAAAAACAAAGGGCATACATAACACTTATGAATATGGAATATCTGGAGAGTTCCTTGGGACTCCAGACATTCGTGTAAACATAGAGGACATCATTAACACCGAGTTTTTTGATGATCTAAAGAAGCAGTCCTACGAAGAATATCTCAATCAAACAAAAAGAAAAATCGGAAAGGCTAAGAAGGATGGAACAATTCCAATCCCAGATGAAGAAACAGCGGAATCCGTTGCCCAAGGATACGGATTAAATATCGCAAAGCTAACTGGGGGTGCAACTGGATCAAAGACATTTAAGGGTGGTCAATTTAGGTCAGTAACCCAAGAGCAACTAACTGATGCAATAGCAAGAGAGAAGGCAGCTAAACCAGCTGCTCCAGCTACTCAAAAAGAGCTATCTAGGGGTGCGGAAGCGATTAAGAAAAAACAAGTTAAGGTTCGTGGAACAGTTAACTTTAAGAATTGGTTTGGCAAAGGAGAACTGGTTCACAGTGATGGCGAACCCATGGTTCTTTATCATGGAACTAAGGCTGACTTTACGGAGTTCACATCCAAGGAAAACATTGAACAAGATGAACTAACTCCAGAATGGCTATACTTTGGAACTAACCCAGTCCTAGCTGAAGAGATGGCTAGACACAAAGAGGGTTTTGACAAACAGGGGCTGACTACTGATGACAAATTACAGCAAATGTATGAAGAATTTTCAGTGCTACCCAAGGACGAGCGTAAAAAGATTACGAAGATTGTAACTAATTCAATGGTAGCCGATGAAGATTATAGAGGTTTTGCACCCAATGTAATAAAAGAAATAGCTAAAAAGGGAGTTGATGGAGCTAAAGATATACCTGAGTTTAGATTACAGCAAGTACAGGAAGAATCCTATATTATAGACAAGACTGGACTGACTCCAGAGGAGTTAAGGCGTTTCGTTGGGATGAGTGTAATGCCAGTATATATTAACGCAAAAAATATATTCAATCCAAAGAATGAGAACCATGTCAAAAGACTTCTAAATAAATTATCAAAAGATAAAAGCTGGGTAGAAGAGTTTAACTGGACTGCGGAAGAGATTGGAACTGGAGAGTTCCGATTTATTGAAAATCCCCAAACTGCTAAAGCTCTAAAGAAGACTGGATTTGATGGAGCATTCCTAGCTGAAACAAACGAAACTGGATTAACCACAGTTGCAATCTGGGATAATACTGGAGTCAAGTCAGCTACTGGAAACACTGGTGCATATAGCTCAGAAAACCCAGACATACGATTCCAGAAAAAAATAAATCGCTATAATCGTAGCGAAGGGCAGATAGCTAGTGAAGAAGAAATTATTCGTGGACTCTCTGATGATGGTATGGCTTTACTGCAAAAGTATGGTATGGTTGATAACTATAGAGAGGTTCGTAATGTTCTTAACGCAATCAAGGATGAGTACATCGCACAAGGACTGGACGCTAACTTTATTGATAACTATTTCCCTAGACTCGTACAGGACATAGATGGACTGAAGACTTCCTTTGGTATTCCCACTGGAATAGTTGACCAAGAGATTAGACGCTACGAACAAATGACTGGTCAAACGCTTTCGGATACGGAACGCCAGATGATGTACGAAAAGCTAGCTAGATCCAAGCTATACAGGGGTGGACTAAATACCCCCAGCAATCTAAAGGAGCGTAAAATATCCCTGCTTGAAGAAGCCCAGCTAAAATACTACGCTGATCCAGAACAAGCACTTGATAGCTACATTGAGAAGATGGTAAACGCCATTGAAACTAAGAAGCTCATTGGTGATGCTGCATCTGGAAAAGCTGCGGGTACTGAACCAGTAGCTGGTAGACTTGGAGAAGTTATGGATAACCTAGCTAAACAAGGACGCTTACGCCAAGATCAGATAGATGTTATACAGGGAGCAGTGCAAGCTAGATTTGGTCAGCATGGTCGCCAGTATGGATTTGTGAAGGGAGTGAAAAACATGGGTTACTTAGCAACGATGGGTAATGTGGGTTCTACGCTTACTCAGTTGGGTGACTTCTATTTCACTATGGTTCAGAATGGATTAGTACCAACTATTGAAGCCGCCCTAGGGAGAAAGAAATTCACTATTCAAGACTTTGGTTTAGCTAAGGATCAAGTGTCTATTGAAAACGAAAATGGTGCGGGTATGTTTGGAAATAGCGTTCGCACAGTATTCAAGCTAACTGGTATTACAGCTATTGATAGGCTAGCCAAGAACACCAATATCAACGCTGCATTCAATGTATTAACAAAGGGTGCAAAGGCTGGTCAGAATACAAATAAGTACAAGAAGACCCTAGCTAGATTGAAACGCACACAGGGCAATGATGCATATAAAACAATCGCTGACCTCCAGAATGGAGTAAAGAGCGATCTAGTTATTGAAGCACTTTACAACGAGCTAGCTGATGTAGCCCCCATATCTCTAACGGAGATGCCAGAGACTTATGCAAATAACCCAAATACACGGATACTATATAGCCTAAAGTCCTACACTATTAAGCAATTTAACTTTCTGCGGGAGCGTGTATTCGTTAAGCTAACTGAGGGTATAGCCCAAGGGGACTCAAAGAAGGTGGGTGAAGCCTCTGTGGATATGATGAGAATTCTTGCGTTTACCACACTCGCCAATGGTTCTGCCGATGTGCTGAAGGCTATCGTATTTAATCGTGAGATTGATGACGAGGACTTCTGGTGGAACACATTCCTCCGTATGTTTGGCGTAACCAAGTACACAACTGTAAAGGCTCGCAAAGAGGGTCTAGGTCAAGCCCTGCTAATGACAGTAGCTCCACCACAGGTTGGCATACTCAATGATATTGGTAAGGATATAGTGAACGCTGAGAAGCTAGCTGATGCCAGATCAATGAAGTATATGCCACTCGTAGGTAAGCTATACTACTGGCGAGATGGCAGAGGCGTAGATGTAGAAGAGAGACTATCTAGGCTCAGAGAAAACAACTAGGTTCATCCTTGACCATTGGGTCATGTATATGGATGTGCGGAATAGCTTGAATATCGCTGAACCTAATCATTGAGATTACATCATCCTGCGTCTTACGGCTGTACACCTTGTACAGTGCATCCCTAGGGGAATCAACAAATGTCTCTGTATCGCATAGCTCATTAGCTAGCTTGAGTAGTTGCTTGGTTCTAACAAGTGTAAACCCATCGCTCATCTCAAAGGCAACCCAGTCTTGCTCCCCAAACAACCAGCCATCCATGCCTACAGTGTTTCTAAATTCCACCCACATAAACTCCTCCTGTAGCTTGCCACTCCTAGTGACCTTCTTCATGGCTTTCACATCAATAGTTCCAATGTTTGTGTGCCAGTCTATGTGCTTGAATTGATCGGCTTTTGTAGCCTCCCTTGGGTTTGGGTCAATGACACTGAACACACGAAGAAAGCGACCGCCCTCTACGGCTTCACCCTTTTTCCATACTTCGCTTTGTGTCCAATCCATAATAAAATTATACCCCTCCACTGTAATTTCTTACAATGGAAGGGCAGGGGTAGTCGGATTCAATAAGGAGAGAAATAGACGACAAGAAAAAACTCCCCCTGCGGAGATTACTCAACCGCATTACCGACAAATTATCTGCTGTTTCTGGAACGATTTTTTGACTTACTTTGAATACGAAGGTTTTTACGAGAGCTATTTTTCGGATTGCGATCCTTATGGTCAACATCTTTTCCACGAAGTTTAGACTTTCCAACGGCTTTGACCATCTTGCGTCTTGATTTCTTTCGTGCATCATTGCGTTTTCTTTGCTCTGGTTTGCTCTGATAATTATCGTACTCTTTTCTGTAGTTCCTTGGCATTTTTAAATTATAGCATATAATGTTTTACTATATGCTGTTTGTCAAGCTATTCCCGTTCCTCTCCGTCAATTAGGACACGATCCTGTAGCCTAGCTATCTTTTTCTTCAGCCCCTCAATATCCTTATTGAGTTGCTCGTTTTGACTGCTCAGTACATCGCAGGATTTAGTCATTGCGTTGAGTCCACGAACCAATACGGATTCCGTATCTGCTTTGAACATTTGTGTTGTTTTTTTATTAGACATATATTTATAGTGAGTTTGTTGGCTCGTCATTAAGCACTGAAATGGTGTAATTTAGATGCCTTATTTCTTCCCTTAGTATTTCATTTTCAATGAGAGCTACTTGTAGCTCACACGCAATACCCCTCCATTTTTCTTCATATTCCTTTACGGAAGCACAGTTGGGCATGGGTTTTATTTTATATTTTATATTATTTTCCATTTATTTTTCTTTGTATATAATCAATTATTAACGACACAATTGCTACGGATGTCAACATTAGTAGCAAGTAAATTATAAGATATAGAAGTTCTATCATTGAAACCTCCCTATGTGGTTGAGAAACTTGAAGCGTCCCATTAGATCACGCTCGCCCTCACGATTCTTAGCTACATTGTAATCCATCTCTAGGTAGGACACGCCATTCTGACCAGTCCTACGGCAGTGATCAATACTACCTCCATTTGGCCACATGAGGAGTGCGATGTCCGCATCATTCTCAATGTCACCAGAATCCTTTAGATCGTACAGCACGAGTCCAGAGTCACGCATAGCACCAGTTCTATTGATTTGTGCTAGGAGTATTACCGCTACATCCAGCTCCATAGCCATCTGCTTGATGCCATGAGATGCTTGAGATATACCCTCGTGCTTACTGAGCTTTGCGTTGAATGGAATTAGCTGAAGGTAGTCTACGACAATCACCTTTACATCATGCTTACGCTTGATCATGCGAGCCTTAGAACGAAGGTCATCAATACCACGAACAGTATGCTCAGTATAGATTGGTGCTTGAGCAACCTTATCAATAGCATTGTCAACTAAGTCCCTTTGATGGGGAGTTGCCGTACCATTCGTGTAGCTCTTTAGGTTCACTGCGGAAGCAGTCTGAGTCATTCGTTTAGCTAGCTGGTTAGCTGGCATCTCAAAGCTGAAGATCATGCTTGGCACATTATCAACGATACTAGCACGAAGAACAAAGTTCAGAGCCAACTGCGATTTACCGCAACTAGTTGGTGCGGCGATAACACACACCTCGCCCTGCCCTATGCCACCCTCGTCCAGCTTCTCATCCAAGTGGTCAATACCAGTGGGTATCTTCTTAGCTACATAAGTGCCGTCAAGCATACTGTGAAGCCTATCCTTGAGTTCCTTAGAGGCATTCTCAAGAGTATTGGATTCACCGCTATCAGCCATTATCTTTCTGAGTTCGGCTTCCGTTGTGGATGTGATGTCCGTTAGGTCTGCACCCTCATTTATATTCTCCAGCTTGAGCTTGTACATACGCTTTAGCTGTCTGGCTCTGCTCTTGTCCCTAACGATTTTAGCGGAAGTAATACCAGTGCTATGAGTGCATGGAGCATTCATGATGGAGAAGACACGGCTAATGCCACCGATGCGATCCAAGTCGTTTGTCTTGCGGAGATCGTCAGCTATAGTAACTTCATTGACCTCATTGCCAGCGTTGGCGATATTGGATATTGATCTAAAGATACGAGCGTTATCTTGATTGTAGAAGTCCTCCGCAGTTATGATTGTGGATACCTCATCAAATGTGCCAGCATTGTCCGCATAGGAACAGCTAGCTAGGACAGAATCCTCTGCCTCTGGAGCATGAATTTCTTGCATATTACTTGCTGTCCGTGTGTTTTGCTTCTAGCTCAGATGTGCTATCCTCTTCCTCTGTTCTCCTGCGATAGTCCCTCTGGATGTTTCTAACAGTACACGGAGATATTCCATAGAACAAAGCAAGTATCTTGGACGGAATAAAGTCCGCTTTCTCAATAACCTTTCTGTCAGTATCACTGACATAATTTTTGGTCTTATACTTTGTCTTGAGATAGTCCTCCATGGACATATGTCCTATTAGTCCTTTGGCTTTAGCCCACTCAATATCACTGCGAGCGTTTTCCCAGAATGCCTTACGAGCATCCTTGTCGGAAGTGGAAGAAAATTCACTCTTTAGAGCAACACGATAGTCATCTATATAATCTGACATTTTTTGTATATGGGTTATGGGTTTTATTATTTAGGTAAGTCATCAAGGTGACTTGGTAGTAATTCGCTGTCAATCATTCTTTTTGTTTTTTGCCAGCAAGCGATATTCCATAGGACAGCACCAAAGTGATCCTCGTCCGTTTGTCCGTCACGCAAAGCCCAGAGGTGTCTGTGTGCGGAATCGCAGTAGCGAGAAAGGGGAATGCCCTTTTCCCAGTTATCTCTTCCGTACTTAGTAGCACCATCCTCAAAGCGTTTAGCTAGGGATTTTAATGCACAAGTTGGAATCAATGATGGAAAACCCTTGCCCTCCATCGCATCACGAACAGCACCCGTGTTAAACTTTGACATCTTCCCACTTGATGGGAGTACCGATTCTTTATCTTCTGAAGTAACCATTTTTTTCCTTTGTTTTAATATTTAAAAAAGTAGGGGCTGGGAAACATAAAACCCAGCCCCTATAACCCTAACGTATGAACACAGTTTACTAGAAAGCTTCTTCTGTGGCTACCTCCTCCTTCTCAACCTTCTCCTTAACGGAGAGAGAGTAGAAAGGTACACCCTTCTTGGATTCTTTTTTCCAAGCGTTGATGTAGTAGTCCTTGCCGTCTACATTGATTGCCCCACCCAAGTCTGGATGTGTTTCGGATTTCTTGCGATCATTCTTAAACATCGCACCCTTATTAGTATTATCGTACTTTTCCATATTTATAGTCTCTTTCCATATTTATAGTCTCCTATATTAGTTCGTTATTAGTTTTAGCTACCTTCTTGGTAACTGGAGAATCTTTACCATGACGATTTGTGAAGTCAGCATCCTTCGTATCGTCAATAGCCAGCAATCCATTCAGTGCATACTTGCGAGCATATGAGCTAGCTGATCCAGTGATCTGAGCTTCGTCCATGCCCTTCTTGTTTTCTGCTTCACGAGCAAATGCAGAAGCACTTGCGAATGGCTGGTTTTCAAAAGCAATCATAGCTGTAGCCTTTACATAAAGGCGACCACCAACTTCAAGCACTTCATCGTTGATGACCAATGCACAGTTGCGTTCCTTGAGCAGTGGCTTGACTGCTTCTAAAATATCTTCAGCACTACGATAGTTGTAGTTTCCAAAGTTATTGCGTTGACCCTTCGGAGCTTTGAGTTCCGATTGGATTTCTTGTAGTAGGTTTTTATTTTCCATAATTAGTAATAAGTTTACGATACAACACTGTCCTCTGTTTTGAGTTAGTGCAAGCATTTATTTCACTTTTTTTCGCTTTTAATTCTTTTAATGTAAGTTCCTGCTCATCAACAGTTAAGCGTTTGAACCTAGATGCCAACTGCTTCAATCCAACTGGATGAAGGTAATTAGTATCCCCTTGATCCAAGTAGTCAGCCATGTTTCTGAGTATCTTTGATAGACTAATATCCGCACTTGTGCCAAACCTCTTGAAGCTGTTTTCAACACGCCCCAAAAAAGTATTTGCCTCCATTGATATTACACCACGCACCATGCCAGTCGTGTGGTTGTGATCCACGCAGGGCTTAGAGCATCCAGTCGTCTCCAATATTGGACACTTCTTTGGAAGGTTCTTCTTTCGGTACTGGGGTAATTGGGAATATTTCAGATACTTCATGATCGCTTACTTCTGTTACAACTATAGGTAGCCCCCTCTTGGTGAGCATCTTGTTTTCGTTCTTTGGCATTGTTTTGCCAAACGCAAATTTGAATGCCTCTTGCTTAGTCTTAGCTATCTTCCATAACACATAGGTTACATCCCTGCCGTTATGTTGGTATTTTATTTGATACGCCTTCATTTACTCCTCCTCAGCTTGCATCGCTTCATCCACTTCCTTCCTGTTTGAGAAAGAAGTTTTGTGGAATCCTTCAAACTCCACACAGCAATTACGGAATATCCAAGTCAGACGTTTGCCGTCCTTGACAAGTGTGTCCATTTCCCTAGCCGTTGGTAAGCCAGCTAGCATTGAGACTGCTTGATTCAAGTGAGTGGCTTCGTCTAGCTCCTTGCGGAGTCTATTGTTCTCTGTCTTGAGGTCATAGATAGCGACCTCAAGGAGTCTGTATTCTGCTTTTGTATTTGGCATATTTTTTATTGGTTTATTATTTAGGGGTTCATGAAATCCATCCAGTAAATCTCAGCAGTCAGCTTGAAACGCTCTATGCCCTTCTGCATTTGTTTCCATGTCCATTCCTTATGGAAGTGTTTTTTCGTTCTTATGTCAATGCAGACACTTACGATAGTTGGCAGGTACTCTAGCTCCCACATCCTAGCTAGCATCCAGCTCTCAATAGCTAGCTGAGTACAGTCCTTCTTTTCGTAGAACTTCCCGCCACGCCCCTTGCAATCACGGCACTTGTAGTCCGCCATGTAATACTTCCCATCTGGTTGCTTGCCGATGAAGTCCACAGAACCAGCTACCTTTAGCTCGTCATCCCACGCAATTAACTCACTGGCAACTGGCTCAATTCCAGAGTCCCCAATGTGCTTTAGGAATGGTTCAGCCCAAGCGTCCCATTCGCTGTCCATAGTAGGCTCTTCATTAGCTAGGATGGAATTCGTATGATCCTCAAGTCTCCCGTGAACTGTTGTTCCGAACTCAGAGGATGTTATCTCCTTACCATCAATGGGAGATGTACGCATACCAAACTTTCGGATATTGATCTGCTCTAGGGTTGCATCTGGGAACTCTCTAGCTAGCTCAATGTATTTATTTGGCGACCACACCCCATCAAGGAATGGATCTTTGATAATACCCATGACAGTTGTTACCGATGGGTACGCACCAATCTTCTTAGCTTGTGCTGGAGTATTGGCTTTTGTTAAAAATGGTTCTTTTTCGCAATTATAAAAATGACTCATATTGATAATTCTGCTATTTGTGATTTGATTAGTTTCTTCTCCTGCTGGAGATCCTTGCGTTGCTCTTCGTACCTCTCAATACGATGCGAAAGGATTCTTGATTCAGTACGAATCATTTCAATCCTAGTTTGTAGTCTCTCTATCTGGTTTGCTTTTGTAGCCATAATTAGTAGGGTTTTACTTCTTCTATAATATTATTCTTTAATGGTATAGGTGTTGCAGTTTTGTTATTGGTTATTGCATTTTTGTTATAGCTCTTTGCAGAATTGCAAATGGCTTTTGTCCAATACTTATCCCTCTGCACCTCTTGCATCAACTTATCGGAAAGGGTATACCAACGAGTCTTGTCGTACGCCCTGCGGTTAAATGAGTCGCTGAGGATTGCCTCTGACTTCTCTAAATTTTTCAATGACCTCCATATCTGCATATCAGAGAAGCAGGTAAACACCGACCTCCAACCCTCTCTGGAGTTGAAAGTCCAGTGCTTACCATTGTGCAGGTTTCTTCCATCCCTCTTGTTCAGAAGAATGTAGAAGATAACCTTGTGTAGCACAATAGCCTCCTTGAGTCCGTACTTGGAAGCATGGTTCTCGTTAAACATCAGCATTGAGTCTATCGTTGAGTTGATCCATATCCATGATAAAGTGAATGCCCTCAATTAGAGAATCCTCGTCCACATATGGATACTTGCAGAAGTGCGTAGAGTTTCTGTAGTTATGGAACTCCAAGTACGCATCGTGATCCGTATGGTGTCCGATTAGCTCCCACTGTATGAAGTTGTCACGAACGAACTTCATTGTCTTGCCCATTGAGTATTTTTTATTTTTCATA